GGCGGCTTCCCGAGGAGCGGAGCGGCGTGACGATTTCTGCCGCAGCGTGCTTGACCCCCGATCATGTGGCAATTCAGAGTCGGTTTCGGGTGGCAGAGTTGCGCGCGCAGCACACGGCGCCGATCCCCGAGGGCTACGTGCCGCTCGGGCATCGGGCGTTCGCGGAGCGGATCGGGGTGAAGCCCCGCATGGCCCGCTACCGCATCGGGCGCATCGCCGCGACGCAGCACGACCCCGAGGTGCTGCGCGTCGTCCGCCTGCCCGTCCGCACGGGGAAGGGCGCCGTGCGCCTCGCCCTGCACGTCCTCTGGCCCGCCGACGCGGGCTGACAGCTTCCCTCGCCTCCGGGTTTGCAGCCCGCCGCGTGCGCGCCCGTTCGCGTGCGCGCCCGTTCGCGCTCCGCCCTCTTGGGGCCGCGGCGGGCGGTGGATTCCCCCTCGATACCCCATGCGCCCGACCGGGCGGGGGTGGTGACGACGGCCCGCCGTCGCCCCGCCCGGTCACGAGGGCCCGTGCCCCACCGCCGCGCCGCACCCCGCGGTGGTGGGCGCTCCCGCAGGGGAGCGTCGCGTGCGCGTCGCCGTCCACGATCGTGACGGCGTCAGGCGGCGCACCTGCCCCGACGCCGCGCGGGGCCCCGTGCTGATGACGCCCGACGCCCGCGCGGCGCCGAGCGGACGGAGCGGGGCGACGCGGCACCCAGCGCTGTGGAGCAGTGGCAGCTCGGCGGGCTCATAACCCGCAGGCCGGTGGTTCGATCCCACCCAGCGCGACCGACCCCGAAGCGCGTTCCCCCCCCGCGCGCAGTAGGGGTCACCCCAGCTACCCCACGAGGAGAGGCCTCCGCCAGGCCAGAGAGCCCCCGGGCGCCGACCCCGCCACCACCCCCGCTCGCGGCGCGTGCGACCCTCGCGAGCACAGCATCGGTGGCGACGGTCGGAGCGCACGCCCGCACTCCGCAATGCCCCCCGCCCCGAAGATCGGCCGCCCCACGAAGCTGACGCCCGCGCTCCAGGCGCGCATCGTCAGGGCCGTGCGGGAGGGCAACTACCCCGAGACCGCCGCCCTCTCGGAGGGGGTGAGCCGCACCGCCTACTACGAGTGGATGGAGCGGGGGCGGAAGCGCGAGCTCCCCTATGCGGACTTTGCGGACGCCGTGACGCGGGCGCGCGCGACGGCCCAGCGGAAGATGCTCGGCCTCGTCGCGAAGGCCGCGCCGAAGGACCCCGAGAACGCGCGCTGGTACCTGGAGCGCACCGCCCCCGACCAGTTCGGCCGCCGCGACAAGCTGGTGGTCGAGAACCTCGTCTCGCAGGAGCTCGACGCGCTCCTCGCGCGCCTCGAGCGGCGCCTCCCCCCGGAGACCTACGAGCTTGTCCTCGCAGCCCTCGCGGATGACGCGGCTGGCGACGGAGCGGCTGACGCGCCTGCGGGCGGCGAAGGGCGCGACGGGCCGCCGCAAGACCCCGTCCACTGAGGCGCTCGCCTGCCCCGCGGTCTTCGCGCGGGAGGTGTTTGGGCTGAGGCTCTGGAAGCGCCAGGAGGAGCTGCTCCTCCTGGCGCGCGACCACGACCGCGTCAGCGCGACCTCCGGCCACAAGACCGGGAAGAGCACCAGCTTCGCGGTCCTCGCGTGGTGGTTCACCGCCGACCCGCTGAACCGCCCCGGCGCTCGCTGCGCGATGACCTCCGCCTCGCAGCGGCAGGTCAAGAAGATCCTCTGGCGCGAGGTGCGGGCGATGTGGCGCCGCGCCCGCGACCGCGGCTACGACCTCGGGCCCGAGCCGGCCCTCGACCCGGAGACCGGCGTCCAGTGGGACGACGGCCGGGAGCTCTTCGGCTTCACCGCGAGGGATCCGGAGAAGGCCGCGGGCACGTCCGGCGCGCACCTCCTCTTCCTCCTCGACGAGGCCTCGGGCATCGCCGAGGAGATCTTCGAGGCGATCGAGGGCAACCGCGCCGGCGGCGCCAAGATCGTCCTCGCGTCGAACCCCACGCAGCAGTCGGGCGAGTTCTACGAGAGCCACCACGCCAAGAGGAAGTTCTACCGCTCCATCGAGATCAGCTCGGAGGAGGCCGCCGCCGTCAACCCGCCCATCCCCGGCCTCGCGACCCGCGCGTGGGTCAACGAGAAGCGCGAGGAGTGGCGCGAGGACTCGCCGCTCTACCAGGTCCGCGTGAAGGGTCGCTTCGCAGCGCAGGCCACCGACGCCGTCATCGGCCTCGGGCTCGTGCTCGACGCCATCCGGCGCGGTCGGGAGCTCGCGGAGAACGACGTCGACCGCGAGGACGACGCCGACGACGCCGGGGACGAGCCGCTCTTCATTGGGCTCGACGTGGCCCGCTTCGGCGACGACGAGACCGTCGCCGCCGCGCGCCGCGGGAAGCGGCTCTTCCCTCTGATCGCGCTCCCCGAGGGCGACGGGCCCGACACCGCCGCCGCGCTGATGATCGCCCTCAGAGACTCGGGGCTCCTGCGCCGCGGCGAGATCCCGCGCGTCGCAGTCGACGGCAACGGCGTCGGGGCTTCGGTCTACGACGCGCTCGTGCGCCGCGACGACGTCTACGCCGTGTCCGTGAACACCGGCGAACGCGCGACGAAGCCCGAGGATTTCACCAACCTCCGCGCGGAGCTGCACTTCCGCTTCAAGGCGTGGCTGCGCGACGGCGGCGCGATCCCCGACGACGCGCGACTCCAGAGCGAACTCGTCGCCCCGAAGTACTCGAGCGACGGCAAGAACCGCCTGAAGGTCGAGTCGAAGGACGAGCTGCGCAAGCGGCTTCGCCGGTCGCCCGACCGCGCCGACGCCGCGATGCTCTCCCTCTGCGAGTTCGAGCCGGAGGACCCCGGCATGGACGCCGACGTCCTCGACCTCTCCGGCCCCATCAACGTCTCGACCTGGGGCTGACCGGCCCCGACCGCACCCGTGGCACCCACCTTCCGAGACCGCGCGATCACCCTCGCCGAGGCGGCGTACGAGTTCGCGCTCGCGCGGCTGCGCCCGGGCGACCGCGGGAAGGAGGAGGCGGCCCCGGCCCCGTGGAGCGACCGCAACGTCCAGGTGCTCGGTGCCCGGGCGACGCCCGACACGGTGGGCGCGATCATCGCCCGCCGCAACATGGGCGACCTGCGCGAGTGGGCCGACCTCGCCGACGCCGCGCGCCGCGCGGTGCCGACGGTCCACTCCGAGCTGTCGACGCGAGAGCAGAGCGCGCAGGAGACGGACTTTCGGGTGATCCCCGGCGAGGGGTCGAACCGCCGCGGGGCCCGGCGCGCGTCCGACGCGTGCGCGGAGCTCCTCCGGCGCTGGCAGTCGCGCGACGACTCCGGCGACACCTACGGCGCGTGGGAGCGCTGGGTCGCCGAGTGGGTGGCCGCCGCCTACTACCCGCTGGCGTGCCACGAGGTGGTGTGGCGGCGCGACGCGCGCGCGGTCTACCCCGATGCCTGCGCCCGCGTCGCAGAGCGCCGGCTGAGCTACGCCGCCGACCGGTACGACCCGGACCCCTGGGCGCCGCGCATCCTCGACGACGAGCAGCCCGACTCGCCATTCTACCGGCCACCCTACGGCGTCCCGGTGTCGGCGGTCCACCCAGACAAGGTGCTCCTGCACCGCCGCCGCGTCGTCGGCGGGCACCCCGCGAGCGAGGGGATGTTCGCGGTGCTTGTCTGGCCGTACGTGTTCTCCACCAGCTCCTGGCGCGACCTGATGCGGCTGCAGGAGACGCTGGGCGTACCGCCGGTGATCGGCTACTTCAACGCGGGCGGCGCCAGGGCGGACGGCGCCGTGCAGAAGGGCAACGGCGACCGCAAGGCGACCTCCGAAGAGATCGCCCTCGCGCGCGCCACGCTGGGGATGATGACCGGCGCCCTGCGCGCGCTCCTCCCGGACACCGTCCGCCTCGACCCGCTGAAGTACGACATGCCCGCGACGCCGCTCCAGCTCATGACGAGCGAGCGCCTCGACAAGTACATCGCGCGCGTCGTGAACGGCACCGACGGCGTGAGCTCCATCGTCCCCGGGTCGCGCGCCGCGCAGCAGGTGGCGGCCGAGCAGGCGATGACGCCCTACCGCTCCGACGCGAGGTACATCGCGCGCCAGGCGACGATCCTCTTCGCGCGCTACGTCCGCGCCAACCCCGACCTCTTCGGCGCGAGCTGCCCCCTCCCACTCTGCCTCGCGGAGACCGACCCCCCGGCGAGCGACGCCGAGCGGCTGAAGCTCATCGCCGACGCGAAGAAGGCCGGCTACGTGATCCCCGAGGCGTGGGCCCACGAGGCGATCCAGATCCCCGTCCGCGCCCCCGGCGAGCGCGCCCTCGGCGACGCCCCCGAGGCTCAGGCCCGGGCCCAGGCCCAGCCCCCGACCCCGCCCGAACCGCCCGCCTGAAGCGATGCAGATCACGCCCGCACAGACTGGCGCCGGCGCCCTCGGCGCTGCGGTGGTGCTTCCCGTGCCGCCCGGCGTCGCTGCCTCGCTCGCGGTCGAGGGCGGCGTGCCGGCGGCCGAGCTCCACCTGACGCTCGCGTACCTCCCGGCGTTCGACGGCGCGGACGCGGCGCGGTTCGAGGCGCTCCGCGCGGCCGTCGCCGCGTGGGCCGCCGGGGTCCCGCCGGTCGCCGCCGCGCTCTCGGGCGTGGGGCGCTTCACGGGCGACGCGGGCGACGGCGACGCGTTCGTGGCCCTGGCCGACGCGCCGGGGCTCGCGGCCCCCCGCGAAGCCCTCGTCGCCGCCCTCGCCGCGGCGGGCTTCGAAGTCTCCCTCGCCCACGGCTTCAACCCGCACGTCACGCTCCGCTACCTCGGCGCCGACGAGGAGCCGCCGCTCGACCGGATTGGGCCGCTCGCGCTCGTGTTCGAAGGCGTCGAGGTGTGGCGGGGCGCGGCCCACGACGCCGTCGCGACCTTCACCCCGCCCGCCGAGGACGCCCCCGCGATGCACAGGAACCTCCGCCCGCCGACCCACTACGGCGCGCCCGTCGAGCTCTCGATCCCGCCCACCGACGACGAGGGCGGCCCGTGGTCCGTGATCGCGTACGCGGTCGAGCTCAAGGGCTACAAGCTCAAGGGCGGCGGCCACGCGAAGATCACCGCGCAGGACATCGACGAGATGGTGGCGAACTTCGCGCGCTATCCGAAGGCGCCCCTCGTCATCGAGCACGCCGACACGCGCCGCGACGTCGCCGAGGTGCACCCCGAGTGGGCGAGGCCCCACGGGCACGTCGTGGCGCTGCGCCGCGGGACGTACGCCCGCGTGGTGGACGGCGTCGAGAAGCAGGTGCCCTCGCTCGAGGCCCGGCTCGCCGTGCCGCCCGACGTGCGCCTCGCGATCAACGGCGACCCGGAGAACGACGTGCCGCCGACGTGGCCCTTCTGCTCGATCACCCCCGCCGCCGGGATCGACGAGGAGAACGACCGGCCCATCGGCACGGTGCTCTGGAGCCTGTCCCTCACCGCGCACCCGCGCCTCACCGACCTGCCGCGCCTCGCCGCCGCAAGGAGCCACGCCCCGATGAAGAACCGCACCCGCCGCGGCGCCGCCCCGGCGCCCGCCACGCAGACCACCGACGGCACGAGCGACCTCCCGGCCGCCGAACTCGGCTACTGGTACGGCGAGATCAAGACCCGGGGCGACGTCCTGTCGATGCTCCGCTCGGTCTTCGACCTCCCCGTCCTCACCGTCGAGGCCGACGTGGTGGCGAAGCTCGGCACGCTGGAGTCCCTCGCCGCCACGCCCGAGGACACGAGCGGCGTCGACGTCGACGACATCGTCGGGGAGCTGCGGCGCGCCCTCGGGCTCGACGCGCTCAAGACGACCGCCGAGGTGATCGCCGCCGTGCGCCAGGCCCTCGCCACCCTCCCCGCGGGCGACGCGCCCGCCGCCGAGATGTCCCGCGCGCAGCCCCGCGCGGCCAACCCCGCTCCCACCACGGAGACGAAGCCCATGAAGACCATGCTGGAGCTGGCCGCGGAGATGAAGATCCCGGCCGCCACCGAGGACGCCGCCCGCGACGCCCTCGTCACCCTCGCCCGCGACGGCGCCGCCGCGCGCGCCGCCCTCAACCTCCCCGCCGACCAGCCCCTCGTCGCCCGGCTCACGCCCGTCCTCACCGACGCCGCGGAGCTCCCGAAGGTGCGCGAGGAGCTCGCCAAGGTGCAGAGCGACCTCAAGGCCCGCGCCGACGCGGAGGCGAAGGCCGCCGCCGAGCGCGCGGAGCTCGAGCTCTCGCGCCGCGTCGACGAGGTGTGCGCCGCGAAGGGCTACGGCGACGACCTCAAGCCCGCGCTCCTCGCCTTCGGGCGGGCCGACCGGGCGGGCTTCGACGCGAAGTACCCCGCGCCGTCCGCGGCCGAGCTGGCCCAGCGCGCGCAGGACCCCGCGCGCCTGGAGAACCTGCACCTCTCCAAGCCCCCGGCGACCACGGGCGAGGACGTCGGCAACGGCCAGCCGGGCTCGGCCGCCGAGCGGCTCAAGCGCCACGTCGCCTCGCTCCGCGAGGTGAACCCCGGCCTCACGACGCTCGAGGCGACCGCGATGGCGTCGCGCGGCGTCACCGCCGAGGCCTACGCCCGCGAGTTCAACGCCGGCGCCTGAGCCGCGCGCCCTCCCCGTCCCTCCACCCCACCGCCACCGGAGACCACCCCCATGCAGCTCCCCGTCGAGCTCGGCCGCGCGTTCACCCTGCGCAACATCGAGTCGAGCACCGTCACCAAGCACCGCCTCGTCGGCTACGGCACGCCGACCGCGGCCAACCGCACCCCCTTCGTCGCCCTCAACACCGCCGGCGTCGACAAGATCGCCGGGGTAATCCAGGACGACGTGCCCGCCGGCGAGGCCGCGTCGGTCTACAGCGACGACGGCGACGTCGTCGTGATCGAGTCCGACGGCTCCGCGACCATCGACTACGGCGACGAGGTGATCGCCGTCGCGGGCGCCTCGATCGCCGCCAGCGGCCGGGTCAAGGCCCGCGGCACGGTCTCGACCGGCGCCAACGTGCGCGTCGTCGGCCACTGCGTGTCGCCCACGCAGATCCCCGCCACCGCCGGGGCGAAGGTGCTCGTGCGCCTGCGCATCGGCAGCTTCCAGGGCGCGTGATCCCCGCCCCCTGAACCGCCCACACCCCACGGAGATCACCCCCATGAACGCCCCCTTCATCAAGGACTCGGCGCAGCGCCTCCGCGCGCGGCGCCCCACCGAGTACGGCATGAGCCCGGCCGTCGCCGAGATGCTCACCGGGCGCGGCATCGACCCGAAGCGGCACGCCGAGCGGCTGCGCTCGCTCCACGCCTCCGTCGACCTCGGCCGCGAGCCCGAACCCGGCGAGCAGGTGGCCGCGATCCGCGACCGCTTCGGCGACGCCAAGGCCTTCGCCGAGCTCGCCCTCACCCCCAACGACGTCGTCGTCCGCGAGCTGATCCAGCAGGCGGCGCTCGACAGCTTCGACGGCGAGAACATCGCCGAGAGCTACTGCCCCACGCAGATGGTCGACGTCCGCGAGGGCGAGTACAAGCTGCGCGACCGGCAGACCGACAACCAGGAGGTCGACGACGAGGTCGGCCCCCGGTCGAAGTCCAAGGGCATCCCGCAGGAGATCAGCGCCGGCACCTACAAGGTGAAGACGCGCGCCCTCCACGACACCGTCGACCGCAAGGTCGCCACCGTCGCCCCCTCGATCGAATCGCGCATGATCGCGGCGATGCGCGTGCGCAAGGCGCTCATGCGCCAGCACGAGATCCGCGCCGCCGTCACCCTGATGACGACCACGAGCTACGCGAGCGCCTGCCGCATCACCGTGAACGCGGGCGAGCAGTGGAACGGCGGCGCGTCGGCCGACCCGATCGACGACATGCAGGACGCCATCGCCGCGGCCACCGCGCCCCTCACGCACGCCGTGATGGGCCTGGAGACGTGGCAGGCGGCGCAGGCCAACGATGACCTCAGGTCCATCCTCGGCACGATGCCGGGCAACAAGGGGCTCCTCACCCCGCTCGACTTCGCGCTCTACTTCGCGCTCGAGCAGTTGCTCGTCTCGCGCCGGGTCTACACGCCGCTCGGGTCGGCGACCGAGTCGCGCATCTACGGCACGGCCAACGTCGCCCTCGTGCACGTCAGCCGCGACCCCGAGGCCCGCACCTTCATGCGCAACTTCATGCTGCGCCAGGGCGCGGGCGGGCTCATCTCGTCCTCGTGGACCGAGGCGGGCACCGGCGGCGTCGCGCTCGACTACGAGCAGCTCGCGATGGAGCAGGTGCACAAGGTGATCGACGACACCTACGGCGCCATCATCATCAGCGCGAGGCAGTGACCGTGAGCCGCAACCCCACCCGCGCGAGGCCCGGGGCCCCCGCCCAGGGCGACGCGCCCACCACCCCCTCCGGCGAGGCGCCCGCCTCCCCGACGCCCCCGCCGGAGCCCCCCACGGTCGACCCCCGCGTCGCCGAGCTCGAGGCCTCCCTCAAGGCGGCCCACGAGAGCTACGAGAGGCAGCTCGCGGACCTGCGCGCCGAGCTCTCCGCCGCCCGCGCCGCCGAGCGCCCCCGCCGCGCCGTCGCCGACTCGCGCCTCCGCATCAACGGCGTGAAGCTCATCCCCGGGGACCCGATCCCCGAGGGCACCGACCTCACCAAGCTCGCCGCCGGGACGTGGCGCTACGAGGAGGCCTGAGATGGGCTTCAACCCCCTCGCGTGGCTCCGCTCGCTCGCCGCCGACGGCCAGGCGATCAAGCGCTCCGGCGCCACCTTCGCGGGCTTCACGCCGGTCTCGACGACCGGCGCGGAGACGCTCACCAACAAGACGCTCACGGCGCCGAGCTTCGGCAACGGGGCGTCGGTCGAGACGGCGACCGCGCAGACCACCGACGGCACCGTCACCACGGTGTGGTCGAAGGCCCTGACGGACAACACCGTCTACCTCGTCGACGTCGTCCTGGTGGGGCGCCGCGCCACCACGGCCGGCCGCGCCGTCTACCGCCGATCCGCGGTCGTCTACGTCGAGGGCGGCACGCTCACGATCGTCACGCCCGACACGATCGGGACGGACGTGGAGTCGACCGCCGGCTACGACATCACGCTCGACAACAGCGGCACGACGCTGCGCGTGCGCGCCACGGGCGCGAGCTCCCACACGATCCGCTGGGACGCTCGCGTCGAGCTCGTGAGCGCCTCCACCTGACCCGCTCCGACGGGCGGGCTAACGCGCGCTGTGTGGCCGCGTCGCTCGCCCGCCCACCCCCGCCATGGCCACCACGCCCCGCTACATCGCCACCAGCGTCGCCGCGGCGAAGACCTACGTCGAGAACGCGATCGACGCCGAGGTGTGGCTCGCGGTCTTCGACGCCGACGGAGACGGCACCGTCGCCACCGGCAGCTCGGACGAGACCGAGTTCGCCCGCGCGGTCGCGCGCGCCGAGACGCGCGTCGACGAGGCCCTCGGCGCCTCACACGGCGCCCCGTGGTCGGCCGAGGCGTTCGACGCGCTGCCAGCCGGCACGCAGGACTCCGTGCGCGAGTGCGTGCTCGAGCTTCTTCCCTGGGAGCGCGTGAAGTTCCGCCCCGCGATGAAGGACGACGCGAAGGCCCCGTACCGCCAGCTCTGGAAGGACGCGCGGGAGCGACTCGTCAAGCTCGCCGACGACAACAGGGCGCGCCTGCCCGGCTCCGGAGCAGCCACCCCGACCGACGCCGGAGGTGTGGTGGCGGTCGACCAGAGCGACACGACGCTCTCCGGCCTCGACTGGCAGCGCAACGCCCTGTCCGGGAGCGGCGGGTACTGATGATCTCCCTCCGCGTCGAGTTCGACCACGGCCCATGGCGCGACGGCCTCCGGGCCCTCCGCTCGGGCGTGGATGACGGCCTCGAGCGGGCGATCCGCGCGACGAGCCGCGCCGTGCGCGACGAGGCCCGACGCTCGCACGCCTACGCCGACCGCACCGGCCGCCTGACGCGCTCCATCGCCGTGCGCCCCACGGGCGGCACCTTCTCCCGCGGCACCCTCGAAGGCGGCGTCGTCGCCGCCATGCCCTACGCGAGCTACGTCGAGGACGGCACCTCGCGGTCGCGCGCGTTCCAGTACCTCGGCACCGCGTGGGTGCTCCAGCGCGACGACGCCGAGCGCCGCGTGCAGGACGCCCTCGAAGCCGCGCTCGCGGGCTCGGGCCTCCGGTGAGCGTCTCGCTCGACGCGCTCGAGGCGGCGATCTTCACGCGCCTCCTCGCCCTGAAGGCGGCCGGCGTCACGCCCACGGCCTCGGTGCCGTTCCGGTCCGTGAAGCGGTGGGCGGGCGAGGTGACGCAGGACGAGACCGACGCCGGCCACCTCGGCGTCTGCCCCTCGGCGCTGCTCGCCTACGAGGGCTCGCAGGTCGTCTCGCAGGGGGACCGGCAGTACGTCGAGACCCTCGGCCAGGACGTCGAGGTGGTCGAGCGGCACCTCTTCCGCGTGTACGTCACCGTGCAGGACGCGCGCGGCGACTCGACCACCGTGAAGGGCGGCACCGGGACGCCCGGCATCTACGCCTGCACGCAGGCGGTGGCGGAGGCCCTCGCCGGGTACCGCGTCGCCGGCCTCCGCGGCCCCGTCGCCCTCGTGGAGCGCACCCCCTGGCGGATCGAGCGCGGCTCCTCCCGCACCGACCTCGTGCGCTTCGCCGCCCTCGCGTCGCTCCCCGAGACGACCGACACGGTCGCCGGCGCCCACCCGCTCTCGCGCGTCGACGCGACCGTCCAGCACCACGCCGACGACGTCGACGGCCGCGACATCCCCATCGCCACCGTTCGCACCAACCCCTGACGGAGCACCACCACCGTGACCATCCCCCTCCCGAGCGGCTACACGCCGTCGCTCCTGCCCGAGATCGCGATCGCGGTGCAGCTCGGCGTGGGCGCCACGCCCGCGCGCAACGACTTCAAGCCCGTCCTCCTCGGCAACAAGCTGGCGGCGGGCCTCGCCAGCAACACGGTCGCGATCGAGGTGTACGGCCCCGACCACGCCAACACGCAGTTCGGCGCGCGGTCGGAGCTCGCCCGCATGTGCCGCGCCTGGTTCAAGATCGCGCCGCGCGGTCGCCTGTGGGCCTGCCCCGTCGCCGAGAACATCTCCGGCGTCGCCGCCACCGCGAAGCTGCTCTTCGCCACCACGGCGACCGCCGGCGGCGTCGTGCGGGTCACCGTGGGCGACCGCAGCCTCCCCGAGGTGGTGTTCAACACCGGGGACACTGCGTCGGCCATCGCGACCGCGGTCAACAGCATGATCGCGGCCTACGACGAGGAGCTCCCCGTCACCTCCGGCGTGAGCACCGCGACGGTCACGCTCACGGCCGCCAACGTCGGGCCGCGCGGCAACGACATCCGCGTCATCTGCGAGATCGTGCCGTCGGGCACGGCCGCGGCCGGCACGACGGTGGCCCTCAACGGCGGCTCCGCCGCGTCGCAGGTGGACGGCCGCCTCGGCGCCGGCGCCGGCTCCTCCGGCACAGACTTCGTGCCCGGGTCGGGCGCCGACGACTTCACCGCCGCGCTCGCCGCCGTGTACGCCGCCGACTTCGACTTCCTCGGCTGCGCCTGCAACGACGACACGAACCGCGGGCTCGTGAAGACCCACGTCACCGGCGCCAGCGCGATCAGCGAGGGGCGCCGCCGCGCCGCGGTCTGCGGGTCGATCGAGCCCACCCTCTCCACGGTGCAGGGCGACGCGGTGGCGGCCAACGAGCCGCGCTTCCAGATCGTGCACCTCAAGGGCGCCTACAACGGCACCGGGGAGATGGCCGCCGCCTACCTCGCGGCCCACATCTACGGCGACGGCAAGCTCCGCGGCATCGCGCAGAAGACGAGCGCGAAGCAGAACGGCCTCCAGCTCTACCCCGCGATCCGCGCGCCGCTGGTGAGCGACTACACCACGTCGAACGAGAAGCGCACGCTCCTCGCCAACGGCGTGACGCCCCTGGCCGCGTCGTCGCTCAGCCCCGGCTACGCGGAGGTGGTGCGGCCCGTCACCACGCGCACCCTCGCCGTCTCGGGCGCCACCAGCTACGCGGTGATCGACCCGTCGAAGGTGCGCGTCGCCGACGAGGTGGCGCGCCGCTGGGGCGCCTTCTGCGCGGTCGCCTACGCCGACAAGAACCTCGCCCCCGACCCGCCGAGCATCGACGAGGCGCCCTCGGCCGACGACGTGGTCTGGCCCTCGGCGATGCGCGAGGACGTGCTCGCGCTCCTCCGGCAGATGGAGGACGAGGGCAAGCTCGTGAACGTCAACGCGCACGCCGACGCGGTCGCGGTCGCGGCCGACGGCGCCGACGACACCGTGGCGGTCGTGACCATCCCGATCGCCGTCATCCCCCACCTGCACTCGACGGTGACCGTCGTGCAGCAGGTCGCCTGAGAGGAGCTCGACCATGGCACGTAAGGAGTTCGCGGGCGCCGGGCGCCTCTGGATGAACGGCACGCTCGTCGCCGACGCGACCAGCATCGACGTGACGATCGGCGGCAACTCGTCGCGCATCAACACCACCGGCGGCAACAGCGGCGAGATCATCACCGACCCGAACATGATGAAGGTCTCGGTGCAGCACGCCGTGCCGAAGACCGGCACCGCCGTGCGGGACATCTCCCGGGCCCGCGAGGCGAAGACCGACGTCACCCTCAAGGTGCAGGTCGGCAACAACGTCCGCACCGGGCGCGGGAAGATCACCTCGGAGAAGCTCGCAGGCGCGCCCGGCAAGGGCGAGTTCAGCTTCGAGTTCGAGGGCGACGCGCAGAGCGTCGGGTGACCGTGGCGCGCCGAGAAGAGCCCGCCGACGGGTCGCCGCTCGCGCGCGCCGCCGCGCGCCTCGGGCGGCCCGCCAAAGCCATCGACTTCCCGGGGATGGCCGGCGTCCGCGTGGCGCTCTGGTGCCCAAACGAGGACGAGGAGTCGCGCGCGGACATCGCCGCCCGCCAGCGCCTCACGCAGACCTTCAAGCTCACCGCGCTCGACCTCTCCCTCGCGCAGGAGACCGAGCTCGTGCGGCGCGAGCGAGAGGTCGAGCTCCTGGCCCTCGTGCTCCGCGACGCGGCCGACCCGTCGCAGGCCTTCACCGAGAGCTCCGACGAGCTGCGGGAGCACATCTCCGGGCCGCAGCGGGCGCAGCTCGTCGAGGCGATCGAGGACTTCAAGCGCGAGCGCTTCATGGCCCGCACGCCCGAGGAGGACGCCGAGCTCCTCAAGGTCCTGCGCGACATGGGAAAAGTCGAGGGGGTGCTCCCGACGTGGCTGCTGTCCTGCGACGCCGGCACGCTGCGGCGCATCGTGGAGGTCATGGCGAAGGGCGCCCCGACACCCCCGACACCCCCGACACCCCCGACACCCTCGAGCTCCTCGAAGCCCTGAGGCTGGAGTGGCAGGAGTACCAACTCGAGGACGCCGGGCTCCTGCCGCCGACGCACTGGCACCCGACCCGCATCTCCATCGAATGAACCCCTGACGTGGGCGACGCCGTACTCCGAATCCGCGCCGAGGGCGGCCCCGAGGTCGCGCGCCTCCTCGCCGACGTCGAGCGCCTCGCGCAGGCCTCGGGCCGCCGGATGCGGCGGTCGCGCGACAACGAGCTCGCGGGCTACCGCGACCAGGCCCGCCGCACCTACGACGACGTCGCGCGCAGCGACGGGGCCGCCACGCGGTTCCGCCTCCGCCAGCTCGCGATGACCGACGAGGCGCGGCGGCGGTCGGAGACGACCTACGCCATCATGCTCAACCGCGCGACGCGCGTGATGGAGCACGAGACCGGGCGGCGCGGGGAGCTCACCGAGCGCGAGAAGCGGCAGGCGGAGGACCTCGCGCGCGTCATGGTGGCCAACCACGAGCGGGCCGAGCGCCAGCGCACCGCCGCCACCGCGCGCGCCGAGCGGGAGCGGGCCGCCGCCCGCCAGCGGTTCCTGGCCGGCGCGCGCGACGCCGCGGACGGCGCCGCGCGGGCTGGCGCCGCGGCCTTCGCCGACTTCGGCGACGACGTCCGCGCGCGCCGGCAGTCGCGGGAGGCGGTCGAGCTCGGCGCCGTCCGCATCGCCGCCAGCGACATCGGCGACGCCTCGGCCGCCGGGCAGCTCTCCGAGGCCACGCGCCGCGTGTCGGAGCTCACGGGCCTCGACCCGCAGGGCGTGATCGACGCCATCGGCGCGGCGCAGGCGAACTTCTCGGCCCTCGCCACCGCGACCGAGCGCGGCACGTACCTCAACGACGTGCTCCCGATGCTCGCGCAGGCCGCGGCCGCGTCGGGCACCAGCCTCACCGACATGGTGAACAGCGCCGGCGAGTTCCAGCGCCAGCTCGGGGTGAGCACCGCCGAGCTGCCGCGCGCCCTCGCGCAGGCGATCCAGGCCGGGCGGCTCGGGAGCATCTCCTTCAGCGACCAGGCCCGGCACATGGGCGTGATCGGCGGCGGCGCGGCGCGCTTCCTCTCGTCCCGCCCCGAGGACTCGCTCCAGTCGCTCGCCACCACGAACGCCCTCTTCCAGTTCGCCGGCCGCGCCGGCGGCGGCGGGGACGTGAGCGCCACGCGCGCCCGCGCCTTCCTCGACAACTTCACCTCGGCGAAGGGCCAGTCGGCGCTGCGCGACACGCTGGGCTACGACGTGATGGGCGCCGACGGGCAGATCATCACCCGCCGCGGCGAGACGCAGTCGGCCGCCTTCCAGCGCGTGATCCAGGACGTCTACCGGCGCTCGGGCGGCAACGCGACGCGCTTCCTCGACACGATGGCCGGGAGCAACACCCGCGCGCGCACCCTCGGCGACCAGCTCTTCCGCGACCTCCGCACCCACGGCGGGAGGCTCTCGGACTTCAGCGGCATCGTCGACCAGCAGATGCAGGGGACCGTCGAGTCGACGATCACGCGGCCCTTCCAGGCGGTGCTCGCCACCGACGCGAACCAGCGGAGCCGCCGCGAGGTGCGCGAGCTCTACGGCCTCACCGACGACTCGACGCGCTGGGCCACGGAGAGCGAGCGGCAGCTCGCGGCGCTGCGCGAGTCGAACCCGGCGCTCGCCAACATCGTCGAGAAGCTCCCGGGCGCCGAGGCGGCGCGGTCGGCGCTCGACCTCACCAACATCGCGATGCAGGCCTCGGCCACCGCCGCGCCGACGGCCGCGCCCCGGCGCCCCGCGTCGCGCGCCGCGCTCCAGCGCGCCATCGCCGAGGAGCAGGCGTCGGCGTCGATCGCGCGGGACTTCGGGCAGAGCGGCATCGCGCTCGACGAGGGGACCCGCGCCCAGCTCATGCAGCGGCGCACCGCCGAGGGCCTTGCCCGGCTCCAGCTCCGCGACCAGGCCGTCGCCCGGGGCGAGAGCCCCACGCGCATCTCCGAGGAGTCCATCGCGCGCCTCGCGCAGGAGATCGCCCGCGCGCTCGCCGCGGCCCCCGTCACCGTCGACCCCGCCGCCGCCGCCCACGCGGCCACGGCCGCCTCCCGCTCGAGCGCCCCGCAGTGATCGACTCCGACCTATCCCGCACGACGGCGCCCTACGCCTACGAGGGCGTCGAGTTCCCCGGCGCGGACACCCGCGTCGCGTGGGGGCACGACTCCGCGGCGCACAAGGGGTACCTCCAGCGCGGGCAGGTGAGCGAGACCACGGGGCGGCGCGCGCGGGTGTTCACCGTGCGCGTCCCCCTGCGCAACGGCCTCCGCTGGGACGGTCCCAAGCGCCTCTACCCGGAGACCTACCTCGACCTCCGCGAGGCGCTCAAGACCGCGATCGGGTTCCTCACCCACCCGACCTACGGGCTCGTCGAGGTGCACATCGACGACGTGCAGGAGACCATCGACCCCGCGAAGCCCGACGGCCTCGACCTTGACATCACCTGCACCGAGCAGGACGGCGACGCGCAGGAGCTCGAGCTCGCCCTCACGGGCGCCGCCGCCTCGACCCCGACGGAGGCCGCCGCCGCGCAGGCAGAGGCCGCCGACGAGGCCGCCGCCGCGCTCGCGGCGGACAACGAGGGATGGACGTGGTCGAGCCTCGCCGACCGCGTGGCCGACGACTTCGACCACCTGCAGGAGGCCGAGCGGCCGTTCACGGAGGCCGCGGCGCGCTTCTCGGGCCTCGCCGACGAGATCCGCCTCCGCGCCGCGGACCCGGTCGTCGCCGCCACCGAGGGGCACGGGCTGCGCGTCGCGCTCTCGCGCTGCCTCGCCGCGGTGGAGGCCTACCGCGCGGACTACCTCGGCGCGGAGGCGCCCGAGACCGTCACCCTGCCCGAGGACATGGGGCTCGCTCGCGCCGCGCTCTTCGCCTACGGCGACCCCACGCGCGGCGCCGACCTCGCCGCGCGCAACCGCATCCCCGACCCGGCGCTCATCCCCGCCGGCACCGAGCTGGTGGTCTGACGTGGCGGCGCTCACGCACGAGGTGGAGGTGAGGGTCGGCGAGGCCCGCGCGCGCCTCACGGCCGTCGACGAGGTGGCGATCACGCACGACCTCCTGCAGGCGGGGAGCGTCGCGACGCTGGCCCTCTGGCGCCAGCCCGGCGAGGCGCCCTGGCCGGAGACCGAGCTCTACCGGCAGGCGAAGATCTACGCCCCCGTCGAGGTGCTCGTCGACGGCGCCGTCCAGGTGCGCGGCGTGGTGGAGAAGGCCCGCTGCGGCGCCGACCGCGGCGGGGCCTCCCTCGTCATCTCCTACCGCGACCTCGCCTGCGCCGCGATGGTGGCCGAGGCGCCCCCGTGGCTCTCGCTGCGGGACGTGACGCTCGAGGAGGCGCTGCGCCGGCTCCTGGCCCCGCTCGACCTCCCGCTCGTGGTGGGGGCGTCGGCCGACGACGCGCGCCGCGTGCTCGCGGGGATGCGGCCCGGGGCGCGCGCGCCGTCGGGGCGGCGCAGCCGCCGGCGCCACCACGTCGACCGCTTCCGGGTGCAGCCCGGTACGAAGGTGTGGGCGCTCTGCGAGCAGCTCTGCCGCCGCCACGGCTACCTGCTCTACACGGCCCCCTGCGAGTCGGGCGTGGGCCTGGTGATCGACAAGCCCGCCTACGACTCCGAGGTGCTCTACCGCTTCTCGCGGCGGCGCCTCGCGGACGGGTCGGGCGAGGGCAACATCCTCGGCGGGTGGCGCGAGCTCGACGCGACGCAGGTGCCGACCACGGCCGCGGTGCACGGCCACTCCGCCCACGCCGCGCGCGAGGACGCCCGCCACCGCGCGACGGTGGTCAACGACCGGCTCACCGGCGACCGCTTCGCCGACGCCGTGAAGTCCCGGCCGTGGTACCGGCGCGACCCGAAGGCGCGCACGGTCCAGGTGGCGACGCAGAAGGCACGGCGTCTCATCGCGCAGGCGAACGCCAACCTCGACGTGCTGCCGCTCACCGTGCAGGGCTTCGGGCAGGCGGGGAGGCTCTACACCATCAACAGCATGGCGCGCGTCGACGACGTCGAGACCGGGGCCGCGGGGGACTTCCTCGTCACGCAGGTGACCATGACCCGCTCGCGCCAGCGCGGCACCGTCGCGCAGCTCCGGCTGGTGCCGAAGGGCTCGCTCGTGATCGAGCCGGACGAGGGCGCCTGATGCTCACCCGCTGGAAGGTCACCGCCGCGGCGTTCGACGCTGCGACCAGGCTCCTCGGGCTCCAGCTCCGGGGCGACGGCGACGAGGGCGACGACGACCAGTCCGCGCCGGCCGACGACGCGGTCTTCTACCAGCAGCTCGGCGTGGCGGTGCGGCCGGTGGTCGCACGCACGCTGCGGGCGCTCGGCTTCGAGGACGGCGACGAGGTCATCGCCCTCAAGCTCTGGGACAAGGCGGCGGGGCCGACCGACCTCTCCGCCGGCGAGACCCGGCTCTACGCCTGCGGCGACCTCACGGCGCGCGTGCGCGTGAAGACCGACGGGCTCACGGTCGAGGCCCGCGGCGCGACCATCGCGATCACCAGCGCCGGCGCGATCCAGGTCACCCCCGCCGCCGGCCAGGACATCGTGCTCAACGGCGGGTCGGCGAAGGTCGCGCGGGTCGGGGACGCTACCGCGGGGCACACGCACGCGGCGGGCTCCCTCCAGGTCGTCATCCCGAGCGGCCCGGCGGCCGGCACCTACGCGGTGACGGGCGCCTCGGGCAGCGCGACCGACACCATCGCCGCGGGCGCGGCCAACGTGAAGGCGTAGACCAGTGCCGTCCCTCACCCGCAAGGTCGACCCGCTCACGGGCGACCGCTCGATCGCCGCCGCGACCCGCACCTGGGACGAGCCCCTCTCGCCCGAGCTCGCGATCGTGCAGAACGTGCTGCGCACGCCGAAGGGCGCCGCCGGGCGCGACCCCACCTACGGCGTCGAGGAGGTGGACAACGCCGCGCCCAACGCCGCCGCGGTGTGGCGGCAGAACGTGCTCGCCGCCCTCAAGCGCTGGATCGACCGGGGCGTGCTGCGCGACGTCGCGGTCGAGAGCGAGGTGGCCGAGGCGCTCGGGGGCGCCGAGCTCCGCTACCGCGTGACCTTCTACGGGCGCTCCTCCCGCCAGCGCCAGACCTTCCAGGGGACCGCCTGATGCCCTTCGACGCCCGCAACGCCGACACGATCCGTCAGGAGCTGCTCGACGACTGGAGGGCCCGCCACGCCGCGGCCACGCCCCCGCGCGACCTCGACGTTCAGGAGGGCTCGGACGCATACAACGAGGCCGCCGCGCTCGCGCTCATCCTCGAGGGCATCGAGATCGGGGCGCAGGAGGCCGCGAACCGGGTGCTCGTGCGGTCGAGCTTCGGCGCCGACCTCGACGCCTTCGCCGAGGACGAGGGCACCGCGCGCTACGCGGCCTCGCCCGCGCGCCGGCAGGTGCGCGTCACCGGCGCCAACAGCACGACCTACGCCCTCTCCGGGCAGACGCTCGGCTCGTCGGGGGGTCTCACCTTCACGCCCATCAACGCGACGACCGGCGCGGCGCTCACCTCGCTCGCGACGAACGGCAGCGGCTACGTCGACATCGTCGTCGAGTGCACCGAGGACGGCACCGCCGGCAACCTCCCCACGGGCACGGTGCTCACCTGGTCGAGCGCGCCGAGCGGGATGGGGTCGACGGGCACGATCAACGGCGCGACCCGCGCGGGCGAGGCCGAGGAGTCGGACGCCGCCCTCCAGACGCGCCTGCTCGAGCTGATGCGCGAGCGCCCGGCGTCGGGCAACCGCGCCGACTGGCGCGCGAAGGCGATGGAGATCACGGGCGTCGAGAACGCCTTCGTGTACCGGCTCCTCGCGCCGCCGGCGTCGACCCCCGGCGCGGGGACGCCGCACACGCCCGGGTGCGTGACGGTGGTGGTGGTGGGACCCGCGCAGGGCACGTCGACCACCAACGATCGGATCGTGCGCGGGACGGCAGGCGCGGCGCTGGCGGCAGAGAAGGGGTACTTCGAAGGGACCCACGACGCGGACGGCAACACCATCACCGAGGCGCGCGGCACCGACGCGCAGTGGATCCCGGCGGCGCTCGACCCCGACGACTACACCGTCGAGGCCGCCAACACGCAGACGCAGAACGTCACGGCGGCGCTCCTCCTCGACTCCTCGGCGTCGTGGGCGTGGTCGGGAGCGGCGATGACGATCACGGGGTCGACCTCAACCACCATCGTGGTGGCTGGAGACCAGACCGCGAAGAACAACAAGGACGCGCTGGTCTTCATCGGCACGAGCTTCGCGCGCGGCGGGTGGGTGAAGGTCAACCTCGGGGAGGGCGTCTACGCCGCCTCGGAGACGACGTTCACCTTCGCGGCGCTGGGGCACGCCCCCGACACCTCGCGGGGGGCGTACCCGGCGCCGAGCGTGTGGACGGCGCTCCAGACGGCGGCGTTCGCGCACTTCGACGCCCTCGCGCCGGGCGACGTGGACACCGTCACCTACCCGCGATCCGCGCGCTTCCCGCCGGAGAGCTGGGGCGCGGGCTACTTCTCGAAGCTCTACCGGCTCCTGCTCGGCCGCGACCTCATGGCGGTGTCGGGCGTGCTCACCGCCAACGTGACGACGCCCTCGGGCGACGTGACGCCCGGGGCGAAGACGCTCGTCGAGCTGGGGGAGTTCTTCGCCGTCCCGGCGTGACCTACGGTGCGCAGCCGAAGACGCCGCCGTCGCGCGGCTGGCACCCCTGGTCCCGCGCACAACGAGTATCGCACGCGCCGCACGCGCCGGCGCTGCGCAGGTCGCGCTCGCAGCCGTTGCTCAGGGTTCCGTCGCAGTCGCCCCAGTTGAGCTCGCACCGGGACATGCAGCGGCTCTCGCCGCACGCGCCGTAGAAGTGTCGGTCGGGGTTGGCGCCGCACTGTCGATCGCACCCGCCGCAGTTGGCAGGGTCGCTCGCGGTGTCGACGCAGCGGTCGCCGCAGCGGGTGAGCCCAGCGTCGCACGCCGCCGTTGGGGCGTCGGGGGCCGGGGCGTCGGCCGATGCCTCCGCGGCAGCATCGGCGCCCACCTCGAGCGCGGCGTCGCCCCCGACGTCGGGGGCCGCGTCCGGGCCGATCACCGCGACGCAGCGGCCGAGCTCGCAGACCGTGCCGGGCCCGCACGAGCTTCCGCACGGGGCCGCCTCGGCGGCGTCGAGGCCGGGGGCGTCCTCGGCAGGCGCGGGCGGCGGGTCGGAGCTGCAGGCGGCCAGGAGCAGGGCGAGGGCGGCGCAGCGCAGCGGCATCACAGCCCCTCGCCCTGGAAGGTGCCCGTCATCTCCCCTTCGCGGCAGGTGAGTTCGAAGGCGTTGGCGGGCAGGTGCGGGTCTCGCGGGTCGGTCAGCGTCATCAGCTCTCCATCGATCAAACCGCCGTACAACAGGCACTCCCGGTTCCGGCGCACCTGCTCCTCGTTGGTGTAGTCCGTGATCGGGCGCTCGCGGTTGCAGACCTCGCGCGCCCTCGTCTCCTGGCTGTCGCAGTCGGCCTGCGCAACGATCGTCCCGATCGTGATCACGCGGTCTCGACCGCGCACGGTTCCGCCGCGCACGCGGCAGTCGTGAATGTCGGTCGCGGGGCAGATGCGGTAGCCGGTCACGCCGTCTCGGAACACGGCCACGCGCTCGAGGTGCGGCTTGATCCAGCCGACGGCGGACAGGAACATGAGGGAGGCGAACCCAAGGCCCGCTCCAAGCGCGGCGCGGGTGAGCCATCGCTGCCACGCTGGTGTCGGTTGGGCGGCGCCCGGCGGGGTTGGTGGTTCCATGCCGCAACGTTACCCGGTCACCGCCGCTTGCGGCACCCCCTCCGCGGACCACGCGCCCAGGTAGCCCATGACCCACCTCATCCTCCCGTCCGGCGACACCGACGCCGACCGATTCGCCCGCGAAATCGCGCTCCTGCGCGGCCCCGAGGTCACCGCGGCCGACGGCACGGTGGTCGCCGAGGACTTCCGCGCCCTCGGCGGGGCCCTCGCCGGCGTCCGGTCGACCGTCCTCCGCGCGGTCGCGCAGGCGCACCCCTCGACGGCCTCCGACCTCCTCGACGAGCTCGAGGAGCAGCACGGCCTGGCCAACGGCGCCGACATGACCACCGCGGCGCGCCAGCTCCGGCTGCGCGCGAAGGTGCGGGCGCGCCGCCAGGGCACCGCGAACGCCATCCTCGCCACCGCCCGCACGATCGCCCCCACCGCCACGCTCACGGGGGTCGCGTGGCACGAGACCACCGCCTACCCCCGCGCGACCTTCCGCCTCGCGATCGTGATCCCGGTCGATACCTTCGACTCCGCCGACCGCGCCACGATCCAGGCCCTCGCCGAGCAGCAGGCGCCCGCGTACGTCGAGCCGCGCACGACCACGCGCGTCGGCTTCCGCTGCGACGACCCCGAGAGCCGCTGCGACGACACCCTCCTCGCCACCTGACGGAGACCCGATGCCCCACGCCTACACGCCCACGGCGAAGGTGCGCACCAGCGCCGCGCCCATCCCCGACGGCCCCGTCGGCAGCGCGCCGACCTGGAAGGAGATGCTCGACGCGCGCGAGCACCTCGCGAGCCTCTCGCTCGCGGCCTTCGACTGGAGCGGCGACTTCGCCGTCAGCGGGTCCGCCGCCAACAACTTCGCCGTCACGATCGGCGCGATCAACGTCCTCGCCCTCTACGACGGCACCGACTACCGCGACGTCGCCTCCACCGGCGACACCGCGACGCAGGCGGACGTCGAGGGCGGCGGCGGCACGCTCGGGGCCGCGGTGGACTGGTGGTACGTCTACGCCTACCGCGCGGCGGGGACGACGACGATCTCCTACCAGATCAGCCAGACCGCGCCGGGCCCCTCGCGGGCCTTCAAGAGCGGGACGGCGACGCACCGCTACCTCGGGTGCTTCCGCACCAACGGCTCCGGCGTGCCCCTCGCGGTGCGGGCGTCGCGCGGCTGCTACGTCTACCGCACGCAGCAGGCGGTGCTCGTGAACGGCACGGCCACGTCGGCCACGCAGATCTACGCCCGCCCCGACGGCACGACGGAGGAGCCGCTCGTCCCCGACCACGCGCGGCTCGTCGACCTCGGCGCGCGCCTGTCGCGCGGCACCGACGCGACGCTGAAGACGCTCACGATCGGCGTCACGTCGAGCGACCAGGCCTTCCAGCTCGACGGCGAGGGCGTGGGCGGCGCCGACCGCTCGGTCTACGGCCGCGGTCTCGTCGAGACCGACTCGTCGCGCAGGATCTACTACGCGCTCTCCAGCGCGGCCGGCGGCGCGTCGGTCGACCTCTGGGCGCACGGCTGGAGGGAGTGACGTGGACCCGTACGTCAACGAATGGGCGCCGCTCGACGACGTCGCGAGCGCCGACCTCAACGCGATCCAGAAGCTCGCGCGGGGCGCGCGCCTCGCCTCGGACAACAACAACCTCACGTCGGCCGACGCACGCGGCGGCACGCTCCTCCGCTGGCAGGCCGACACCGCGCTCGCGACGGCGACCGCGCGCCTCATCGACGACTCGGCCGACTGGCGCGACCGCTGGGTGCGGGTGACCTTCGTCCGCACCTCGCCGACCCAGCGCATGGGGCAGGGCGGGAGCCCCGGCGACGTCGGCGCCAACGACACGACCAGCACCGGCCCCGCGCGGAGCACCTCGCAGGGCTACACGGGCACCGGCGCCTACAGCAACACCACCACGTCGGCGGCCGTGAGCAACGGCAACCCCCCGCTCAACAGCGTCGGCACCGCGCGCAGCTATGCCGTCACCGTCGACGACCTCGGCGCGAGCCCCGTCTACCTCTACGCCGACCCGACCAACGGCGTGCTCTACCTCTACAACGACTCGGGCTCGTCGCTCTGGCCGTACGTCGAGGTCGACCTCTCCGGCGACGTCGGGATGCGCTGACGCGCCCCTTCCGCCGCCCCCCGCCCCTTGGGAGCTCCCCGAATCCGACGAGCAGGCCCGCGTCGACCTCCGCAACGAGGTGCTCTCCGCCGAGATTGACGTGCGCGCCTCGTCGGGCCCCGCGACGGGCCCCTCGTCCTGGGTGACGGACACGACGCGGCCATCCGCGACGCGCGCCGCCGCCCGCCGCCCGGCCAGCTCTCGCTCTCGGGCGTCGAGCCGCCGCCGCGTTCGAACTGAACCGCGCCCGGCCCGCTGCAGCTCTCCCTCGCGGGCTGACCGGTCGCGCAGCCCCCTCACCTCCCCGCTCCCCGCGAGCGCCGACAGACCGCCTCACCCGGAGACCACCACCATGAGCACCCCCCGAGCCCTCGCCGAGCGCGCGATGGCGCTCCCCTACGGGAGCGACACCGAGCACCGGCGCCAGGACGCCAGCACCACCCCCGCGAACGTCACCCTCGCGGGCGGCTTCTGGGACATCTACAACCCCGGCAGCGTCGCGGTGTACGTCCGCCACGGGAGCGCCGTTTCGATCCCCGCGAGCGGCGGCTCCGCCGTCACGGGCCAGATCGTCGTGCCGCCCAACGCCGTCGCGACCTTCAAGGTCGACGGCGCGAGCGCCGCGGTGCACGTCCTCACCGCGTCGGGCACGGCCACCCTCGAGCTCATGAGGAAGCCGCTGTGAGCGGCGCGCTCAGGCCCGGGGGCGGGGCGGCCGCGCCCG